TCACCAATTAAAAGAATAGGTATATATTTTCAAAAAACATTACATAAATAAACAATTAAAAACAATAACTGTTATAAAATCAGTTAAAAACCATATAAAATAACATATAACTTATTGATTTTATTAAATATTTTAATTGCTTATCCTAAAATAATATATTTTTTTATAGAATTTACGATATATCATAGTAAATCAATGGGATAGGCATCAGACATACCCCCGTTATACGTATACGTTCTTGAATATCTACACAGATAGGAATTTTCAACTGTTAACCACAATAAAAACTGATAAACCCTATGTATATAGTTGCATATATGTCACACCCACTGAACAAAATAACTACACAATAAAATAGTTCTTGACAAGATATAAAAAAACCGGTATAATGATGTTATAACAGGTCACTTAAGTGTACACTTAAAGTGTATATACTTAAATAATAAATACATTTAATATAAAAACACTTAAATGTACACTTTAAGTGGTTTTTATTAGAATATAAATACTCGTACTAAGATAAAAGTCCTTGACAATGGCAAGAAAATCAGTAAAACTATATACACCAGAGAATATTTTAGAAGCATTCTATGATGCTGTCAGTAATAATAGATTAAAGAGCTTACATATTCCTCATAGCTCTGTATTTTATGTACGTGCTGCAATAGAAGCCGACACAGGTGTACGTTATACACTGAAGCACGTAGAGAATGCAATGAAAGCTGAAGGAATGTTGAAAGATGTATGAATTATTCGTACTTGCTTGTCTTGTGGGAAAGCCGAATATGTGTGTAACACTGCAAGATTTGTATAGTCCACACGACACACACGATAAATGTTTGGCACGTGCCTATGTTATATCACAAGAGATGCCTACATATATGCCTCATTACTATGCCAAAAGCTATAAATGCTTTGACATGAAAGATGCAGACAAAATAAAAACATAATAGGAGTTAAAATGGCAATATCATACACAGGTGTAATGAGAGCAATAAGTAATCTCACTGCACCAATGAGAGAAAGAGTTTTAAAAAAGTTAGGATTGTCCACTAAAGGTTTGCCCGGAAGAACTAGCAAGAAAGCAGGTATAACAGTTGGCAAAGACAGATTAAAAATTGAAAAAAAGATAGATAGATACAAAGGTAGGCTTGAAACTGCTGGAGTAGGAGCAGCAGGAATTGCAGCTTATAGTGCTAGTGACTTCATAAGGGATATATTAGGTATAAAAGGAGCAGGAAAAGGTTCTACATTTACCCAACAAGAAAAATTAAAAATGAAACAAGCACAAGCAGGAACAAAATTAAATCCATTTAACAAACCGACTGTAAAGAAAAAAACAACATCTAAGATAACAGATAAAGATTTACCTAAACCTAGACCTAAAAAGAAAATGTATATGAAAGAAAAGACAGGCAAAGATACAAAAGTAGAGTTTGGTACAGGTAAAGCGAAGACTAAACTATCCACAGGTGGAGCACTTAAAAAGACAACACCTGCACAAAAAGGACTACAAAAGTTACCTACTGCTGTAAGAAACAAAATGGGTTACATGAAAAAGGGTGGTTCTGTTACAAAAAAGAAAAGCATAAAAGCAAATAAAGGTGTATTAGTTTTAAGTATAGGTGTAGGTAAGATGAAAAAGAAGCCTACGACCAAAAAGAAAAAGTAAAGTGTTTAAAAGAAACTACAAAAAAGAATATGCAAATTATCATGCTTCTCCTTTGCAAAAGAAGAATAGAGCAAGTAGGAATACAGCACGTAATACATTAGCATCAAGAGTAGGGTTTGCGAGATTAGCAGGAAAGGATGTTCATCATAAGAATGGTAATCCTAGAGATAACTCGCCTACGAATTTAGCTGTCACATCTAAGGGAGCTAATCGTTCTTTTAGGAGAACTAGAACAGCAAGAAAGGTAATTTAAAATGGCAAATAAAATACATGAAGTTGAATCTATGCAAGGGAAAGTTAAATTTAAGGAAATCAATGGTAAATTTTATAGAATAAAAAAAGATGGCACAGTGGCAAAAGAGGCTACAGGTCGTAATAGTTTGTTAGTGCAACAAATTTTAAATAAGACAAAGTCAAAGAAAAGTAAACCTAGTTATATGGAAAGTCTTCATGCATCCTATTATACACCAAAAAAACCAAAATCAAAAAAGCAACTTGCATCAAATATTTTAGATTCTGTAAAAAAAGCAAAGGCAGCAGCAGATGCTAAAAAGAAGTCTAGTAATGTCAAAAAAGGTGAAGCACACGCAGCCACTTTAGATGGTAATAAGCCTATAGTCGTTAAAAAGAAAGAGGATAAAAAGCCTACAGTCGTTAAAAAGAAAGAAAAGAAAAATAATTTTGGTGTGGACACGTTTGATAAATCAAAAGTCATTAAAACAAGAGATGTTAAAGCATTGAAAACAAAAAAAGCCGATATGTCAAATATCATAAAAAAGAAAGAAAAGCCAAAGACAATAACACCAAAACCTTTTGATGGTACATACAATAAAAAAACGCAAAAACTTATAAATATAGATGGTAAAACGTATGAAGTTCCAAAGAGTTATAAAACACCTAAACGAAAACTACGCAAAGGTGGGCACGTAGACTATAGAAAAACAGGCTTATTTAGATAGGAGAATATAAATGGCTATGAAAAAGAAAACAAAATATATGTCAAAGGGTGGCATGAAAAAGACAAAGTATATGTCTAAAGGTGGTATGAAGAAAACCAAATACATGGCTAAAGGTGGAGCAGCAAGAAGACGTAAGTAATGTCTTATCTCATAAGTAACGTACCTCACTTTAAATGTTGGGTACGTAGAGAGTTTACTTGTAATCACCTTAATTATCATGGTGAGTATCTACACGCACTAGCATTTGCAGTAAACACTATACCTGACAGGTCGTTGAGCTTTCAGGTTGTATTCACAGGTTGTGATGAGAAAAACAATGTTCATGGTGGTGCAATGTGGGCACGAATGCCGATACAGGCACTTGTAGCTGACATACCTGTAGATGAATGGGCAGAGCCAATGGAAGACCATTTGTGTCAACCTTGGGATTGTGAATCAAGACATCATAGCATTATTGTTATGGATAGAGTCAGTTCTTCTCCTTGGCTATGTAAGATAGCAAATGAATTTTACACTGCACGATATATGTTTACTGTTGACTACACAGACAGTGATATAGCAGATGACCCTGCACAACATAAACAATCACACGTATTGTATTTATTAGATGCAGGAAAGTGGACAGGCAATATTGTCGCACTGCCAAATAACAGAGTCAGAGCAACAAGTCCTGCATTATGGGTAACGGGAGAAGGTGCTCCTGATTTCACACCTTCACAGTGGACTCACTCAGCAGAGTCACACGAATCTTATTTAGACCCATCAATAACATTTAATAATTTATATTCCGATGGCAAAAACAACAAAAAGAAAAACAAAAAGTAAAAGCACAGTAAATAAAGCAGGTAACTATACTAAACCTGCTTTACGTAAAAGAATATTTAATCGCATTAAAGCAGGTGGCAAAGGTGGTGCTCCGGGTCAATGGTCTGCAAGAAAAGCACAAATGATGGCTAAAGCCTATAAAGCAGCAGGTGGAGGCTATAAAAATTAATGCTAAAAAGAAAAAAACGTGACCCAAAAGTGGGTACAGGGAAGAAACCGAAAGGGTCGGGTAGGCGATTATACACGGATGAAAACCCTAAAGACACAGTTAGCATCAAGTTCGCCACCCCAACAGACGCAAGAAACACAGTTACAAAAGTTAAAAAAGTCAATAAGCCATATGCGAGAAAGATACAAATACTTACTGTCGCTGAACAAAGAGCAAAAGTAATGGGTAAGACTCAAGTTGTAAGTATATTTAAAAAAGCAAAAGAAAGTTTAAAGAAAACAAATGAACGAAAAAAGAAAAGATAGATGTGATACTTGTGATTGCTACGAATGTGATTGCGAAGAGTGTGATTGTGATTGTCACGAAGAAGAAGATATAGAAATAGAAGGTGCTCCTGTCTAGATGATAGAGTTTCTTCTCGTGTTTATGATTGACAAACAAATAGTTAATCAAACACAAAGATTTAAAGATATGAATAAATGTCTCTATTTTGCAGAAAAACTGCATGACCAACCAGCTATACCAACAGAGGATGGAAATAAAAGAATAACTGCATATTGCAAACCTGTAAGGAAATAAAATGTTAGCAGAATTAGCAGCAGCCAATGCTGCCTTCGGTGTTATAAAAAGTTTCATTAGCAACGGAAAAGAACTTGCTAGTTGTGGCAAACAAATTTCAGATTTTGTTTTTGCAAAAGAACAAATAGAAAAGAAGGCTAGTAAAAAAAGAGCAAAAGGTTTAGGTGGTGCAGACTTAGAAGAGTTCATGGCTCTTGAAAAAATTAAAGAGCAAGAAAAGCAACTCAAAGAAATAATGATATATGCAGGTAGACCGGGATTGTGGCAAGATTGGCAAAGGTTTCAGGCAGAGGCACGTAAGTCAAGACGATATGCAGAAAAGATGGCAGCAAAACAAAGAGAAGAGCTAATAGAACTCGTAACCTATATAGTAGGTGGAATGTTTTTTATAGTAGCAGTAGGATTTATTATTTATTTCGCAGCAAAATGGGCAGGTAAAATATAATGGCATTAACAAAAGGGCAAAGGTCTTTAGTTGCGTGGACAAAACAAAAATGGAGAACCAAATCAGGTAAACCTAGTACACAAGGACCAAAGGCTACAGGTGAACGTTATTTACCTGAAAAAGCAATTAAGGCTCTTTCTCCCAGTCAATACGCAGCCACTACTGCTGCTAAACGAAAAGCGAAACGAGCAGGTAAACAGGTGGCTAAACAACCCAAAACGATTGCAAAAAAGACATCAAGATTTCGTAAATTCAGTTAAGCTACAAGAGAAATTAAGAGCAGCACGATTACAGGAGAAGATAGATAATGATACAAGCATTAATAGGACCAATCGCAAATCTCGCAGGAACGTGGTTTCAAAACAAAGTAGAAAAAACAAAAGCTGATGGACTTGCTAAAGTAGCAGAAGCAAAAGCAAGAGCAACTGTTGCAGAGAAAGTTGCTGCAGGTGAAGTAGAGTGGGAAGGTAAGATGGCAGATGCTACAGTAGATTCGTGGAAAGATGAATTTGCTTTAGTTGTGCTACTAGCTCCTGCTATACTCGTATTTATTCCGGGCATGAGAGAATATGTTAAGAGTGGTTTTGAGATACTAGCAACTCTTCCTGATTGGTATCAGTATTTATTATATATTGCTATATCTGCATCATTTGGAATAAAGGGTGTAGGTCAGGCAGCAAAGATGTTAAAGAAAGGAAAGTAGAATGGCAAAACCAAAAAAATATAATTTATATAGTAGATTATTTCTTGCAGAAAAAAAATTAGGAGAAGCACAAAAAAAAGGTAAGGCAAAAGAAATAGATGCTCTTAAAGCACGAATAGATAATATACACGCAATGCTAGAAGAAGATTATGATTATGGAAAGTTTAGTAGTGGTGGTTTATTAACAAAGGGTAAACTAGCTAAAAAATATGTTAATCCAGTAACTATTGTAAACAATTTAAAAAAGAAGCCATGAGTATAAAAGCCTTGACATTTTTAAAGATTTCTGCTATAACAAGTAGAATAAGTGTTTATTTTTGGAGAAAACACGTTAAAGAACTTCGCAAACAACAATATGAATTAGGACTGTTACCATGAATTTAGAAATATTAAGACAAGAAATTGAAGCTGACGAAGGTGTTAAATATGAAACATACCATTGCAGTGAAGGACATTTGACCGGGGGAATCGGACACTTGATAACTGAATGGGATGAAGAGTACTATGGCAAACCTTTAGGTAGTGCTATACCTGAAGAGCAAGTTAAGAATTGGTTTGATAGAGATGTACAACAATCTATAAACGATTGTATATCATTGTTTGATAACTTTGACAAACTTCCTGAAGATATACAACACGTATTAACAAATATGTCTTTTCAATTAGGCAGACCAAGATTAAGCAAATTTAAGAAAATGATTGCTGCTGTGCATAACGAAGACTATCGTGAAATGGCAGCTCAAATGGAAGACAGTCGTTGGCATAAGCAAACAACAAACAGAGCTAATAGATTAATTGAAAGAGTTTTACAACAGAGTATACCTGCATGAAAAAACAAAGAGAACTAACTGATAGACAACATAAATTCCTAGATGTTTTATTTGACAAAGCAAATGGAGATGTAGTACAGGCTAAATTATTAGCAGGGTATTCAGAGCATACGTCAACTGCTGGGGTTGTTGCTTCTATGAAAGAAGAAATTATGGATGCAACTCAAAATTATATGAGTCGTAATGCACCTAAAGCAGCATTCGCTATGGTGAGTGGAGTTGATGACCCTACTCAACTAGGCATTAGAGATAAACTTTCTGCATCAAAAGAATTGCTTGATAGAGTTGGTTTAATTAAAACTGAGAAAGTTCAAGTAGAAGCATCAGGTGGTGTGATGATTCTACCACCAAAAAAGAAATAGGAGAATAAAATGCCACTAAAAAAATTAATTAGAACAGGTGTAAAAAAATTAGTAAAGAAAAAAGCAGCAAGACCTAAACCAAAAGGTGTGCCTGAAGGATTTGTACAAGTTCCTAAACGTATAGCTAATAGAGCACAGACTATTCTTAGAAATGTTGAAAAACAAAAACCTATGACTAAAAAACAAATTATAGATTTTGCTAGGTCTGAAGGAATATTAGAAAAAGCTATTCCAAGAAATAAAAAAAATTATATCTCTCCGAGTAATTTAAACAAACTTATGAATAAATCTGATGAACAATATTTACGTAAGGCTAAAAGAGATTTAGAAGATTTAGGATATTTTTCAGATTTATTTGATAGAAAAAAATATGATAAATCAGGCAATAAAATAAAAACTAAAACTAAACCGAAACCAAAACCAAAAAATGCAAAAGAAAAATTAAAAAGAAAATTAACTTATCCAAGTGATATGTTTCAAGATTATACTTTTCGTGGTAAATATAAAGATGAGTTAAGAGTTAGTAAAACTAAAAAAGCACAAGCAGCTAATACATTAGCAAAAGCTAAACAACAGTATGCAAACCTTAAAAATAAAAAATCTGAAAAAGCCATGTTACTAAAAAATAAAATAAAAGCATTACAGGCAAAACTAAAGTAATGAACAGAAGTTTAGGTAAGTGGAAACTGCCACAACCAACAGACTTAAAAGACGAAGAACAAAAAGAATGGATACAGATACCACGTATAGCTAGGACTGTTCCATTTGGCTACAAGATTAATGAAGAAGATAGGGAATTACTTGACCCTATACCTTATGAGTTAGAAGCAATAGAATTAGCTAGAAAGTATATAAAACAATATTCTTTAAGACAAGTTGCTAATTGGTTGACTACTAAAACAGGAAGACAAATATCTCATATAGGTTTAAGGAAAAGATTAATGCATGAACGACAACGTAAGAACAAAGCTAGAACTCTTAAACGATGGTCCGAGTATGCCGAGAAAGCAATCCAAAAGGCGAAAGCCATTGAAGAAGGTAGAATCGGAGCAAGAGCTTAAAGTCAATAATAATGTAGAAGCTATACCTGTTGAGGAACAGAATGTAGTATTTAAACCTAATGAAGGTCCTCAAACAGAGTTTCTTGCTGCACCTGAAAGAGAAGTATTATATGGTGGAAGTGCAGGTGGTGGTAAGTCGTATGCCATGTTAGCAGACCCATTAAGATACATGAGTCATCCACAGTTTAGTGGTTTATTATTAAGACATACTACAGAAGAATTAAGAGAACTTGTTTGGAAGTCAAGAGAATTATACCCTCTTATATACAAAGGCATCAAATGGTCAGAACGAAAGATGCAATGGGTAGCACCATCAGGTGCAAGATTATGGATGTCATACTTAGACCGAGATGATGACGTGTTAAGATACCAAGGTTTAGCTTTTAGTTGGATAGGTTTTGACGAATTAACACAATGGGCAACACCATTTGCTTGGAATTACATGAGGTCAAGATTACGTTCTACTGCTTCTGATTTACCTGTATATATGAGAGCAACAACAAATCCGGGAGGTCCGGGTCATAATTGGGTTAAGAAAATGTTTATTGACCCTTCGCCTTATGGAAAGTCTTTTGATGCCACAAATATTGAAACAGGTAGAGTTCTCAAATATCCTGACGGACATAGTAAAGCAGGTGAGGCATTATTTCAAAGACGATTCATACCTGCTAGATTATCTGACAACCCATATTTGTCATCTCAGGGAGACTACGAGGCAATGCTTCTTTCCTTACCTGAACACCAAAAAAAGCAGTTGCTTGAAGGTGATTGGGATATTAAAGAAGGTGCTGCTTTTACTGAGTTTAATAGGGATATTCACGTTATTGAACCTTTTAGTATTCCAAGAAATTGGGTTAAGTTTAGGTCTTGTGATTATGGTTATGGTTCTTATAGTGCTGTGTTGTGGTTTGCTGTTTCTCCAGATGAGCAACTTGTGGTGTATAGAGAGCTTTACGTTTCTAAGGTCCTTGCCACAGATTTGGCAGATATGATATTAGATTTAGAAGCCGATGATGGAAATATTAAGTATGGGGTTTTGGACAGTTCTCTTTGGCATAAACGTGGCGATACTGGTCCTTCTTTGGCTGAACAGATGATTATGAAAGGATGTCGCTTTAGACCATCAGATAGAAGTAAAGGTAGTCGTGTATCAGGAAAGAATGAAATACACAGAAGATTACAAATAGATGAATTTACTGAAGAACCTAGATTAGTATTTTTTAATACTTGTATGGAGTCAATAGCACAACTTCCTGCAATACCATTAGATAAAAAGAATCCTGAAGATGTGGATACAAAAGCAGAAGACCACTTGTATGATGCATTAAGATATGGTATAATGTCAAGACCAAGATTTAGTATATTTGACTATGAACCTATGGGTAGACCAAAAGTTAGTATGCCTGTAGCAGACGCAACATTTGGATATTAATATGGCAGAAGAAGAAATAAATATTGAAGACGAAGCTATTGCTTTAGAAGACGCAGAGAATGCTGAACTTGTTGACGCAGGAGTGTCTAATATAGTAGACCATGTAATGAGTAGTTTTAAAAAATCTGAAGACTATAGATATGAAGATGAACAAAGATGGATTAGAGCATATAGAAATTATAGAGGTTTATATGGACCTGATGTTCAATTTACAGAAGCAGAAAAGTCTAGAGTATTTATAAAGATAACTAAAACTAAAACGTTGGCTGCATATGGGCAAATAGTAGATGTCTTATTTGCAGGAAATAAATTTCCAATAAGTATTGAGCCAACTGAATTACCTGAAGGAGTTGCAAAGGATGTTAATTTTGACCCTAAAGAACCTCAAGAATTACGTAATAGAGAAAACGAAGGAGAGCTTGAATCTCCTTATGGTTTCCCTGAAGATGGTAATGATTTACCTAAAGGAGCTACTGCAGAAACTTTACAAGAAAGGCTTGGTCCTTTGCAAGAAGTTTTGCAAGATGTTAAAGGCTTGGAAGAAGGCAGTGGCAAATCGCCTACAGCGATAACACTTAGTCCTGCTATGGTTGCAGCAAAGGCTATGGAAAAACAAATCGTAGACCAACTGCAAGAATCAAATGCTAATAAACATTTAAGAAGCACTGCATTTGAAATGGCATTGTTTGGCACAGGTGTTATGAAAGGACCTTTCGCTATAGATAAAGAATATCCTAATTGGGATGATGAAGGAGAGTATAGTCCTGTATTTAAAACTATACCACAAATAAATCATGTTTCTGTTTGGGATTTTTTTCCTGACCCTGATTCCACTAACATAGACCAAGCACAATATGTAATTCAAAGACATAAAATGTCAAGAACAGAGTTACGTGCTTTAAAACGTAGACCTTACTTTAGAGAAACAGTTATTGAAGAAGCAATAGCAGATGGTGAAAATTATGTTAAAAAATATTGGGAAGATGATTTAACAGATTATAACCAAGAAAATTATATTAATAGATTTGAAGTATTAGAATATTGGGGTATGATAGATGTTGAAATGCTACTAGAGCAAAACGTTGATATACCAAAAGAACTAAAAGACTTTGATGAACTACAAGCAAACATATGGGTATGTAATGGTAAATTACTTAGAGCAGTATTAAATCCTTTTAAACCTGCAAAGATACCTTATATGGCTTCTCCTTATGAACTAAATCCATACTCTTTCTTTGGAGTAGGTTTAGCAGAAAATATGGATGATACACAAACTCTCATGAATGGTTTTATGAGAATGGCAGTGGATAATGCAGTCTTATCAGGAAATTTATTAATAGAAGTAGATGAAACAAATTTAGTACCGGGTCAAGACTTATCAGTATATCCGGGTAAAATATTTAGAAGACAAGGTGGAGCACCGGGTCAAGCAATCTTTGGCACGAAGTTTCCAAATGTATCTAATGAAAACTTACAACTGTTTGACAAAGCAAGACAGTTGGCAGATGAGAGTACAGGTATGCCATCGTTTGCTCATGGTCAAACAGGAGTATCAGGAGTAGGTAGAACTGCTGCAGGTATATCCATGCTTATGGGTGCTGCTTCAGGCAGTATAAAAACTGTTATTAAAAATGTAGATGATTACTTACTTAAACCATTAGGTGAAGGACTATTTAGATTTAATATGCAATTTAATTTTAACCCTGAAATAAAAGGTGACTTAGAAGTTGTTGCACGTGGAACAGAAAGTCTTATGGCTAATGAAGTAAGAAGTCAAAGATTAATGCAATTCTTACAAGTTGCATCTAATCCTGCACTTGCACCTTTTGCAAAGTTTAATTATATTGTTCGTGAGATAGCGAAGTCTATGGATTTAGACCCAACTAAAGTTACAAACAATATGGATGAAGCAGTCATACAAGCAGAGTTATTAAAAGATTTTCAAGGACAACAACCTCAACAACAACAAGCTCCTGCAGGTGCTAACCCTGCAGACCCAACAGGAGCAGGGGGTGGAACTATAGGTGTAGGACAAGCACCTCAACCAAATGAACAAGGATTTACAGGAAATAATGAACAAGGAAATATTGGGCAGCCTCAAGCCACTGGTCAACCACCAGCTCCAACTCAATAAATATATTGATGCTCTGATAGAGCAACACTATAAAGCAATGGAACAGGCAGAGGACACAACAGTTCTTTATAGAACTCAAGGTGCAATCGGAGCATTGCGTAGGTTAAAATTTCTAAGAGAAGAGGTATTAGGAAAAAATGGCTAATTATGGAAAACAAATGGAAATGTTTGACCTTGGTGGATTAAAAGACCAAGGAGAAACTGTTGATAGGAAGTCAAGAAATAAAGTTCCTGTAGGCTCTTTAAAAAAAGAAGTAAGAGATGATGTTCCAATAAATATTAGCGAAGGTGAATTTGTTTTACCTGCAGATGTAGTTCGTTATCATGGTCTTGAAAAGATTATGAATCTTAGACAGAATGCAAAATCAGGATTAGAACTTATGAATAAAATGGGTCAGATGGGTAATTCTGACCAAGCTACATTACCTGATAACATACCTTTTCAACCACAGAATTATCAAGAAGGTGGTGCTATAGTTAATCCAACTATACAAATGCCACAAGTACAACGACAAAATCAAGTTCCGGGAGTTAATTTTGCTCAACCACAACAGTTAGCAATGAGACCATCTGTATACTCTTTTAATCAACCTCAACCTGTTACAGTAACAACTCCAACTGCTCCTACTTATACAACAACAGGAAAGCCTCAATATACATCTCCAACAGGAACTGCTGCTACACCTGACTACTCAAA